AGGTGGTACAAACTTAGGAGAGATTGATGATCTTAGATATTTTACTAATAAGTTGGTACGCGGTTTGCGTATTCCTAGTTCTTATCTTCCTACAGGGCCTGACGATGGTGCTAGTGCATTCCAAGATGGGCGAGTGGGTACTGCGTACATTCAAGAGTTACGCTTTAACACCTATTGCGAAAGACTACAAGGACTTTTAACAGAACAATTTAATCAAGACTTTAAACGCTACCTATTAGAAAAAGGTATTAACATTGACACAGCAATGTTTGACCTAAGGATGCAACCACCACAAAACTTTGCAAGTTACAGACAATCAGAACTTGACAATGCAAGAGTTGGAACATTTACTCAAATGGCGGCTATACCTTATGTGTCAAATAGATTTGCACTTAAACGTTTCTTAGGACTAAGTGCAGAAGAAGTTGCAGAGAACGAAAAGTTCTGGCGTGAAGAAAATGACGAAAACTTAACTCCAGTTCCAACAGACGCCGCAGGCGAAATGCGTGGAGCAGGTGTTAGTGCCGCAGGCATGAGTGCAGACCTTGGCGGAATGGAAGATGAAGCAGTTGATCCAGACGCACCGGCACCAGAAGATGGCGGAGCAGGCACACCACCAGAAACAGTAACAGGCGATGATGCCCCAGTACCAGGCGCTGAAGGATAAATATTAACATGATACTACGTGAACTATTTTATTTTGATAAAGAAACTTTGGAGCCAGTTGAAAACAACGCTTACGATCCCAAGTCTGATGATTCAATTATGAAAAAAGACGACACACGTAAGACACGTTTAACATTACGTCAGATAAACAAAATGCGTAAAGCATCTGATTTGCACAAAGAGGAGCAGGACAAGGAATTACATTTCGTAAGACAAATGTATGGACTTGCCGCGAATGCAGAACAGGCTGTTTAAAAATGTCAATAGCATTTGTTATTGGTAACGGCACGTCAAGAAAACCTATACCCTTAGAACCACTTAAAGCACACGGAACATTATATGCCTGTAACGCTGTTTACAGATCAGGATTAAGACCTGACTATCTTGTTGCTGTAGATACTAAGATGGTTACTGAAATTAACAATTCAAAGTATCAACACGAAAACAAAGTTTGGACTAATCCAAACAAACTATACGAAAAATTTCATTGCTTTAACTACTTTGCTGATCCTTTAGGTTGGTCAAGTGGACCTACAGCATTATGGTTAGCATCTTATGGTGCAGATCATCAACACAGCGAAATATACATACTAGGCTTTGACTACGAAGGAATAGAAGGCAAAATTAATAATTTGTATGCAAATACAAAAAACTACAAAAGAAGCGAAGAAGTAGCAACATATCATGGCAATTGGAGCAGGCAAACAGGAATAGTAATTCAAAAAAATGTTGGAAAGAGATATATACGTGTAGTAGAGAATAAGGATGATTACTGCCCAGACAATTTAAGACCCTTAGGTAACCTATCCCATATTACAGTAGCTGAATTCACTGAAAAATTCGTGAATTTACAATCTTAATGTAAAATCGGCTCGTTTTGACCGGTTTAACCACCCTTTTAATCATTTTCCATAAATACAACTGACAGCTTATCGTATCTAAACAACAGGAGGAGATAAAAAATGGCTAATCAAAATAAATTTGAAGCAATGCTTGAAAAGCTAATTGCTGAAGACAAAGCGGGAGCAGAAGAATTGTTCCACGAAATCGTAGTTGAGAAATCACGCGATATCTATGAAAACTTATTAAAAGATGACGTAGAAGAAGTTGAAGTAGACGAAGCAACTGATGAAGAAGTAGATGAAACTACTGACGAAGAAGTTGACGAGTCAAGCAACGACGAAGAAACTAACGAAGCAACTGACGAAGAAGTTGACGAAGCTACTGACGAAGAAGTAGACGAAGCAACTGATGAAGAAGTAGACGAAGCTTCAGACGAAGAAGTTGACGAAAACTTTGTAGACGAAATTACACCAGAAGCTGAAGATGACATGGGTGGCGATGCCGCTGATGACATGATGGCAGATATTGCCGCAGACAGCGAAGAAGGTGACAAAGAAGATGACGAAGACATTGAAGACAGAGTCACTGATTTGGAAGATACATTCGATGACCTAAAAGCTGAATTTGACGCTATGATGGCTGATAAAGACGGTGACGAAGACGAAGGCGATGCAGAACCAGAAATGGATATGGACGCTGGAGACGACGAAGGTGATGACGATGAGGCAGAAGAAGCTATTGCTCCTGAAGCCGATCTTGAAGTAGCACCAGCATTTGAAGGCAAAAAAGATGCCAACACTGAAATGCGTGAGTATGTTGAAAAAGTAACAGCTAATATGGGCGACAACGGTGATAACACTAAGTCTCCAGTAGCTGGCGCTAACGACATGGGTGGAACTGCTGGAAACATTGCACAAGGTGGCGATGAAAAAGGTGGGAAAGCTGACTCGGCTAAAGAAGATAACGCAGGGAACGTTAACGTACCAGGCGGAAAAGCTTCAAAGTCAATGAGTGCTAACTCAAAAGGCCACGGCGCTGAGAAAAAAGGCGCAGGCGAAAGTGGAACTGATAGTAAAAGTACTATCGGATCTTAATAGTTAAGGAACTTATAGGTGTTTAATTTAACTGAGACATTGACATTCGACCAAGCAGGTATGGTTGTCGAGACTACTGAAAACAAGAATGGAGGCAAAGATCTTTATCTTAAAGGTATTTGTATCCAGGGCGGTGTAAAAAACGCAAACCAGCGAGTTTACCCTGTTACTGAGATAGGTAGAGCTGTCAAAACTCTCAACGATCAAATCACAGGAGGATATAGTGTTCTTGGAGAAGTTGATCACCCAGAAGGACTTAACATTAACTTAGACCGTGTAAGCCATATGATCACAGATATGTGGATGGATGGACCAAACGGTTATGGCAAGTTAAAAGTATTACCGACGCCAATGGGACAACTAGTTCAAACAATGCTGGAAAGCGGAGTTAAACTAGGTGTTTCATCGCGTGGGTCAGGCAACGTAAGTGAAGACGGTGCCGGCGAAGTAAGTGACTACGAGATTATTACAGTTGATGTTGTAGCACAGCCAAGTGCTCCGGGTGCATACCCAACCCCAATATATGAGCATTTAATAAACGCCCGTGGGGGGTACAAGGCATTAGAATTAGCAAGAGAAGTCCAAGGCGACGCGAAGGCACAAAAATATTTAAAAGAATCTTTGGTGAATATCATCAAGGGTCTAAGGTAATAGGAGACCATAATGTTGGAAGCACTAAAATCACTTTTTGAAAACAATGTTCTTTCTGAAGAGATTAAAGCTGACATCCAAGAAGCGTGGGACAAACAAGTTAATGAAAATAAACTTGCTGTCACAGCTGAACTTCGCGAAGAGTTTGCTTCAAAGTATGAGCATGATAAGGCTCAAATGGTAGAAGCAGTTGATGCATTAGTCAACGATAAACTAAGTGAAGAAATTTCCGAATTTGCTGAAGATAGAAAAGCATTAGCAGAAGCAAGAGCAAAATACGCTGTTGCAATGCGTGAAAACGCAGGTATGCTAAAAGGCTTTGTATTTGATCAGCTTAAGAAGGAAGTTGGAGAACTACATGAAGATCAGAAAGTTGTATCAGAGAAATTTGGTGCTCTTGAAGAATTTGTAGTAGAAGCTTTGTCAAAAGAAATTGCAGAGTTCCATCAAGATAAGAAAGACTTAGCAGAAACGAAAGTACGTTTAGTACGTGAAGCTAAAGATCACTTAGCAAAAGTTAAAGCTAACTTTGTTAAGAGAAGTGCAGAACTAGTAACTGAAACAGTAAGTAAAGGCCTTAAAAAGGAAATTACTGCACTGAAAGAAGATATTGATTCAGCACGTAAAAACGATTTTGGTCGCAAGATTTTCGAAACATTTGCGGGTGAGTATACTAACTCATACTTAAATGAAAAATCAGAAACATCTAAGCTAATGAAAGTTGTTGAGTTGAAAGACAAAACAGTTGAAGAAGCTAAAGCAGATGTTGCTGAGAAGTCGAAGATTATTGAATCTAAAGAAGCAGAGATTGCTAAATTAGTTGAAGCGACTAAGAGAAAAGAAGTAATGCACGAATTAACTGGTCCTTTGAGCAAGGATCAACGTGAGATTATGAATGACTTACTGGAAAGTGTACAAACGGACAAACTGAAAGGTGCGTTTGACAAGTACATTACTGCCGTTATTGACGGGAAGACTCCGGAAAAGAAGAAGGCGAAATTGACAGAGTCAGAGGCAAAAGAAATCACAGGCAATAGAAAAACTAACGTTAGTAGTGTAAGCGTCGAATCAACAAATAATATTGTTGACATTAGACGACTTGCAGGATTGAAATAAGGAGAAAATAATGTCAGAACTACTAGAAAGTCGCTGGCAGGATACCAAAG